AAACATCAACTGTTTTGTTGTTCATAGTATCATGGAACATGATGTAAGGATAACCTATCTCACCTCTTCTTTGGATTACCTTCGCCCAAATAGCTCTTTTTTCCTCGTCACCCGCAATCATTTCATTCATGAATTCATCTGTCACAGTAACTGCGTGAGTCAAGTCTTGAATAGGTGCACCTTCTGTTCCGATTTCTAAAAACTCCATAATATCTGAATGTTCTACAGGTAAATAAGGTGAAAAACGTCCTCTACGAGTCGAACCTTGAGAAATATTATCTACGACACTCTCAAACAAATTCATGAAGTGGACAGCACCAGGTGCGTGTCCATTGTCTGTAATCTCAGCACCTCTGTGTCTGAGGTTACCAAAGTACCCTGATGTTCCTCCACCCATTTTACTCATCTCTCCAACCTCAGCTTGAGTATATAATATGGATTCAATGTTATCACCGATGTTAGAACCAAAACAACTAACAGGTAAACCTCTTTTCTTTCCAAAGTTAGCCCATACAGGTGATGATAAAGAATACCATCCTTTACCCATGTAGTTATAAAATTTATCTGCGAAACCATCAATACCTAATAATTTTTCAGCATGGTCTGCAATAGTTCTAATTCTTTCTAAAGGTTCTTCACCTTCACTCAAATATCCTCTACGTAAAAACGTAATTGACTCTTCATTAATCCAATCGAATTCTTTTACTTTATTCATTTTCTTTTTTTAATTTTTGTTAAAACAAATCATTTGATGTTATTGACTTACTTTTCTTACTGTAATTGATACTTCTTTTATTGAAGAAATCTGTGTGCTTTGTAGTTAATATTTCATCATCAAACCATTCTGTAGTTTCTAATATTTTCTCATCAACATGGAAAATACTGTCAATACCAATAGAGTTTAATGATACATTAAAACGATGTTTAATAAACTCTAAAGTCTGTGTTTTGGTTAAGAAATCTAAATCACCTTCTTCGAATATCCAATCAATAATATCCGACTCAGCACTAAACGCTTCCATAGTCGCATCAATTAAATCTTCTACTAATTCAGGAGTCCACCATGACGGATTTTCTTTTTTGATTAGGTTTACCAAATCAAACCCGAATTCTGCGTGTATATTTTCTTCTTTTGATGTCGCCTCTACAGCATTACTCATACCTTTTAACATATTCTTATGTTTATTAAATGACATAATAACTAAGAATTGTGAAAATAATGAAACGTTTTCTACAAACATTGAGAATAATACCACAGATTCAAAATAATCTCTGTTTTCAACTGCCTTAGAATGTAAAATAGACTTTTCTAAATACTTAATTCTTTTTCTAATCGCAGGAACTTGTAATAGGTTTTCAAACTCACTATTCAAACCTAATACCTGAATTAAGTTAGAATACGCATCTGCGTGTCTAACTTCTGACTCTGCAAATGTAGCACCAACATTACCAATTTCAGGTTTTGGCATTCTTTTATAAATGTCACCCCAAAACGTTTTAACCGCAATTTCAATTTGTGAAATCGCTAACATAGCTCTTTGTACTGCAGTTTTTTCAGAATGAGAAAGGTGTACTTTAAAGTCTTGAATATCCGATGTAAAATTAAATTCTGTGTGTACCCAATATGAATGTCTAATAGCATCAACGTACTCCACCAACTCAGGATATTCATATGGTTTTAAATTAACTCTTTTTGAAAAGATATCAGGTCTGTGTTTTGAGCGATAAATAATATATTCTCTCGCCACATCATTAAGACCATTATCCATCAATTTGTTTTCAACCATTTCATGAATTTCGTCTACATGTGGTATTCTTTCTTTATCTTCTCTGAACAAACTTTTTCTAGTTATTCTAGCAATCTTTTCAGCAGTTTCATCATCAACAATATTAATACTTAACATCGCCTTAGTTACTGCATTTTTAATTTTTTCTTCCTGAAATAAAACTTTTTCACCGCTTCTTTTAATTACGAAACGTGCGTCTCTTTCTTCTAAATTTACAAAATTATCCATAGTGTTTTTAATTTATTTATATTTGATTTCCTTGCTTACGTTTGTCAAGCAATTCTTTGATTCTAAGTCTATTCTTCTCTTCCTTCTGTTCTTCCAACCCTAAGAATGTTACACTTTGTTCGGTATCAATCTCAAGAAGTTCATTATCGAACTTACAATTTTCGAATACGATACCATCTTTACCGATACGTGATTTAGTTATCGCAATAGTGGCTAAATTCATTTCTTTTTGTTGTAGTGATTTTGCAACAGAAATAATAACGTGTCCTACTTGAGCTTTCTTAATAGAACCACCCATTTGGTCAGTAGTAACAACATCTGAAGATATTGAAGAACGATTACCTTGCGTTGCCGTCCATCCCGCAATGTCAAGTTCATGACACATAGCCTCAAAACCTCTCATCACAGACCCTTCACTTTTCCATTCATCACCCAAATTCTTATCAGGCATAATACAATCAATATAATCTAACACTACCATATCAATTTTGTTTCCTTCAGCAATCATTTTTCTGATTTGATTTTTAACTTGATTCATAGTCAAAGTATCTGAAGGTAACTTTTTTAGTGTTAATTTATTAGGTGTTGTATCTTGAATGGATTTTACCTTATCCAACACTTGTTCTTTATGTAAAGACAAGTTGTCAGGCTCAATACCAGTCCATAGGGTAAAATGTTTTCTTTGAATAATCTTAGGGTTATCCTCAAAAAATACTTGTAAAACATTATAACCTAAGTTAAATCCGTGGTTTGCAATCTTAGTTAGTACGGTTGTTTTACCAACACCTGTAGGTGCCAATATTACTCCAATCTCACCTTTAGCCAATCCACCTTTTAAACAGTTATCAATTCCTGGTATTCCAATCGGAATCGGATGTCTAAAATCGTCCTGTAGTACTTGGTCCAAATTAGCAAATACATCGTCTAATCCCTGATTTAATTCACCAACCTGTAATGCCTCTCTGACCATCTCTTCAAGTTTGTCATAACTCTCAAAATCACCTTTATCGATAATCTTTTGAGCTTTACCCATAACTTTCTGTAGTTCTTGTTGTTTACAGAACTTTAAAGACTTTTCTTGAACAAACTGATGACCCTGAAATGGAGCCTCTTTTACCTGTGAGACCATGTCCAGTACCATTTTTTGAGCCATAGGTGAAGAAATTTCACTTTTGGTTAACTGTTCTAAAGTTTCAAATGTTGGTGCGTGTTCGTACTTTATATAGTACTCCTTAATCATTTGCATTATCAAACGAAAGTATTGATTATCGAAGTACTTTGGGTCTAGAACATCTACTATAGAATTAGCAAAATCTTTATATAAGATGATATTATTTAAAAGTTGTATCTGAAATGTGTTTCCTAGGTATCCAAAATTCTTTTCGTCTGACATAATTTCTAATGAAGTTTAGTTTGTGTGAGTTTTAATAAATATGATTAATTCAATGAATAATCCAGATATTCGTGAGTTAAATTTTCTCTTGAAAAAATGTCAGTCAACATACGAAGTATATTTTTTAGTCTTGGGCGTATGTCAACAGTATATCTTACCTTCGGAGGGTATAATTTAGCATCCCATCCAGACTGACAAATTGTCTCATCTCCAATCTTAATTGTCATGAAAAAATTCTCAGGACCGTCAGTATTTGAAGTGTTTAGAATCTCTTCATCCACAGCAATTTGTTCGTAATTTTCAAGTAGATAGTAACAAGATTTGTTGGTTAAATCTCTCTTAATATCATAAATGATATCATGAATAGTCTCCATTAAATCTAAACTTTTACGTGCGTTAGGGTTGTATCCTCTAACGTTGAAGTAACGTTGTACTACGATGTTCTCATTTAACTTCAATAAGAACTCTAGCTTTACTACATCATTCTGTTCTTTCATAATTTTACTTTTTGTTTTTAAATCTTCTTTTTTCTTTTCTTGTGAGTTTCATAAAGGGTTGTAGGAACTCAACCCAAGCATTGTCTTTTTTTGGTAGGTATTTGAAAAGTCCATCTTCCATCATGTACTTTATTAAGTTTTTGTACCCCCTACCTTCAGGGTCCAAATCTTCTCGATAATATAATTCTATTTCTTCCTTTCCATCTTCCGTAATTAAAGGGTTAGACAAATCTACTATTTTTTTGTTAGTATCTAAAATTTCTTTTCCAAATGTACCATTCTTTGTTGTTCCCTCAACCAAGTTAATCAAAGTCTTGTTTTTGTTGTTATCTTCGATTAACTCATTTGCTCGGTTTAAAATATTGTCAATAGATGTCGGACTGTCAACTATCTCAGGAAAAAACTTTAAAACAGTCTTTTCACCCATCCTAAGAATACCGTCAATATTATCCGACTTATCACCAGTAATAACTTTTAATGTAACAACATTTTCAGGAATTACTTCAATGTGACCAAACTTAACTTTATCCCCCTTCTTTATGTATTCTTTTTTCAAAGGAGAATAAATTTGTACTCGGTCTGATATTAATTGTGTAAGGTCTTTATCTGATGAAAATATAGTTTTATTCTCATCTTGAGAAATTTTACAGTAGTAGGATATAGAATCATCCGATTCACAACCGTCAAGTGTGACCTGACGAATGAACATTTCTTCCAAATACAGACGCACACGTGACTTCTGGTGATAGAACGACTGTTTCTTTATCTCATTCATCGTCTCACGTCTATTGTCCTTATATTGGGGATATAAGGCACGTCTTTGGGAGGCATTGTTATTACCATCCCAAAAGACTATAACCTTGTCGTAGTTATGTTCCTCTAAAAACTTTTTGAGTGTGTTGATAAAATGAAATATACCACCTATGTGATTACCTTCATGGTAATAATCTCTAACACCATGAAATCCAATCTTAAATAGGTTGTCACCATCAACCAATAGAGTCTTAGTCACCTTCGTTCTTTTAAATGTCCAACGATTCTTCTTCTAACTTAAAGTCACCTGATGTACCGATAACTTTTTTCCAATATTCCGATTGTTCGGTTTTGTACGTCTCAATAGATTTTTTTTCTTCTGACGCTTCTTTTCCTGCGAGAAACCCGTGAGGAGTGACAATAATTTTACCGTCCTCATATCCGAGACCATTAATGTGGTTTTTCATAACAGAAATCTTAGTTCTTGATGCAAACTTTACTTTTCTCTTATCTTTAACCGCAGTAATCTTAGTGGTACCAGCATTTTTCTGATTACCAAACAAGAAAACTAATGATGAGTTTAACCAAATAGATTCTCCACCTTTAGCTTTAATTTTAGGTTGTCCAAAAGGATTGTCAGGTAATTCAACCCACGGTTGATTAACAATAACCAAAGTGTTTTCATATTTTGATTCTGCTCTACGAGAACCTGAGATTCTTTGGTTAATACCCATACCAATTTTGTCTGCCAATGTAGCTGCATTATGTTGCTTACCACCCTTACCTTCATAAGTCATTTTACAAGGTACAGAACCTACAGAGTCCCATAAGAATAGTAAATCATACTCCAATTCACCTTTCGATTGAGCATCTAATAGTTCATTGATATAATCAGTGATTTGTTCAATATATTCAAAATTATTATTGAATATAAAAAATCCGTCCCATTCTAATTCACCTGTTTCTTCGTCAACAACCTCTTCACATTCAAAACCCATAAGTTGAGCATGTTCGAAAGACCATTTTTGCTCTGTAATAATGAATACAGGTAAAATACCCTTCTTCTGTGCATCAACTGCAGTCTTAACCAATGCAGTAGTTTTACCCGTGTCTGAATGACCTAAAAACATATTTAAGTGTCCAATAGCAGGACCAGGTACACCAACAGCATCTAAGAATTGTCCCCCCAAATCAAAGAATCTTTGAGGTTTGTATTTAGCAGAAGTAGAAAACTTCTTCTTAATACTACTAAAATCTTTTTTCTTTATTGCCATATTATTTAATGATAAAAAATGGTGCAGACATTGTCTGCACCATCATGTTAGTTTTTTTTAGAACGGTAGGTCCTCATCGACCTTCATATTTGCTTGTGGGTCTTGTGTACTTTGTGAAGTATTAGAACCACCCATGGTCATTTCTTCTTCACTACTATCACCGTAAACATATTTCTTAGCCTCACTATCCCATACAGGAGTCTCTCCTCTTGCAACAGCCTCTAAGTATTCTACAGGTTTTTGTGAATATACATCCGCCCATGTCAATTCATCTTCCATCCACTCTTTCATCTGAGATACATCATCGTGTAATGGTGTTGGGTCATCATACATGATAGTCTGAGTAATTGTATACTCTTTACCCGCAGGTGTTTTAGCTTTAGTCAATTCAACAATTAAATCACGACCTGTTTGAGAATCTGTAATATCACCTTTTTGTTTCCAAATCGGAATGATTTTATCTAAAATTCCTTCTTGCTTATAGTTGTCTTTGAATCTCCAAAATTTAACACCATCTTCTTCTCTGTCTCGGTCAATAACTTTTACAATGTAGAATTTACGAGAACGGTATTGTCTTGCCAATTCTTTGTCTGAAGCTTTACCTGTAGAAATTAATTCTTCGTAGACTTCGTTCAATGGTGAACGTTCTCCGTCATTTTTACCAGGGTCATAAAGTTTCATCCACTGACCATTAACCTGTAGTTCATGGTACCATACTTCTTTAAATGGTGACGAACCATCTGAAGTTGGAAGAATACGAACTCTTCTCTGACCTGTTTTTTCATTTTTCTGAAGAATAGTTGTGAAATACTTCTTCATTCTTTCGTCTTGTGACATTCCTGTCCCACCACCCATAGATGTGGTGTTTTTTTCGTACTGTGCTAATACAGCATCTAAACTTGAATTACTCATTTTACTCTTTTTTTAAATTAGTAGTTTATCTCTTTTATCAGTTATAATTATAATCAAAGTAATGAATAAGTCAAACTGTTGTAAACAAAAAAAGACCACCGAAGTGGTCTTTTCATATTATTTTTTTTAGAAATTAAAATTGATTATCGTCTTGTTCAAATTTGTTAAACGTATCTTTAATTTCATTTGGTGAATAGTTCTCAACTTCGTCTGAAGTTAAAATATATTCATTTTTTCCCGTAGCTTCAAACTCATCTTGTTTATCCATAAAGAAATCACTTAATTTTTGATTGTATGGATAACTATCTAAACTTCTTAACTGTAATTTTTCTTCAGGTGACTTCTCTCTATATTTCTCAATCTTATTTTCGATTGAATTGATTTTTTGGAAAATTGTATCCATAGCACCTAACTTACTTTCTAAGTCTGATAATTTATCAAACATTGAATTCATGAATTCATCTTGTTTTGATTGTATGTCTTTTTGTGAGGTAACTAAATCTGTAATGTCTAATTCTTCAGTACCACCTTCTTCAGTCGGCTCTGAATTTGTAACGTCCGTCTGAACATCACCTTCTGTATCATCAACAACTTCAACATCTGGGTCTGCAGTAACATCTACAGGTTCAGGGATTGTTTCAGTTTCTGTATCACCTCCCATTTCTGTACCAGGAACTTCACCACCTTCTTCAGGTGTTTCAGTATCAAATTGTTCCTCAATATAATTGTTAATCTTATTATATTGTGCAATTTCTTTTATTAATCTATCGTTTTTACTCATAACATTATTTTTTAACCATTCAAAAGAGTCTTAACCCCGTTTGGAGTTTCAACTCTAAGGGTTCTATTGAGTTTCATTGAATTATCAACTCTTTCAATAAGGCCGTCTTTCATTCTTACTGTATAACAATCACCAGTATCTAAATCACAAACTTCTTTATAACCATTCCCCGCATCACGCTCGGTTAGTCTTGTGTCTTTCATTAAGTAGTTATCTAAAAGATTTTTAATATCCATAACTTTTTTATTAATAAATATATGCAAATATCAATTTTTCCATTTATGCTAGTATTTTGATAACCGCATTTAACATTTTTTCCTTAATATCATCAAATTGTTGTTGTGTAAATGTACCATTACTAATTTTCGTATCAGTTTCTTGTTTAATCTGTGCACCATTTTTTCCCGTTGCATAATCCTGAACCCATGTAGATAAGTAAAGATATGTCAAGGCGTTTGCAAGTTTCTCATCGTCATTTGTAATTGTTGTTGATAGTGAAATTAGTTTATCAATTATAGTAGTATAATTTACAAAGAACTCGATAAAGAATTTAATACTATTTTCTTTATTTTCAAAAGAGAAAATTGGTATTGTTGGTACTACTACTTCACCATTAACTTGTGATGATTGAGAATTATTTTTTACACACACTTGTCCATTTGTGAATCCTGTTAAATTTTGATATCTGCTTGAAGTTGAATTAATACCAAATAAGTTATTGTTTGTACAATCAAATGAACCAATCCCACTATTCATTAAATAACACACCCCAAGAGAATATGCCCTTAAACTTCTACTATAGCTTGTTATAGTATTAAGATGATTAATCACATCATTAACTGCTATTCTTGTATTTTCAAAATCAACAAAACCTATTGATGGGAATTGAGTTATGTCATTACACGCACCACTCTCATCAGGAACTAAAGGATTATTAATTCTAGTTTCATTATTTTGATTAGTTGCATTTTGTGCTGTCGCTTGTGATTGTTTTTTACGGTAAAAGGTTTCATACTTCTTCAATAGATTTTTATTTACACTCATTACTAATTTATCTATCGAAGGGAAAGAGAATATTGGTTGTCTCATACCTTCAAATGAAGTTTCAAATCCATTTACGTTAATGCTATGACTTACATTAGTAATGAAATACGGTCCATAAAACATCGGGACATGTCTTAGATTAAAGTACATCGTTGGTTGTATCATCATATTACCCATTGACGACACACTACAGGTATAACTTCTTGTTCTGTAGATATTATATAATGAAGTTGTTTGTTGTGCAACCTTATCACCCGCAGCTTGGTTTGCCATATCACTTAAAACCTGAAAACTTTCTGAAGTGTTCTTGTATTGGTTTTGGTCCAAACTAATAGATTTGAAAATATTTTGATTACGTATACCAAAGTCTAAATTGAAACCTACAACTTTATTAGACCTACTCCAATCTATTTTATTACTTTGATTTTCTAATAGTGGATTATTACTTCCTCTTCTCAAATCAAATACATCTGTTTTAAATCTTGAACTTTTGTTTTCTTTCATATCAAGATGTTCAGATGGCTTACCAACATACATACATAAAAATTTAGGTCTCGAGTCTTGATAATCTACTGATAAGAATGTACCAAATGCAGAATTGGCAATATCAGGATTTACTGTCGGTGTTCCATTTTTAGATGCCTCTTGAATACCATAGAAATTTATATATGACGGTAACGCCATGAATATAAAGTTATTCTGAGAAAGTATATAACCAATTAAACTCATTAGAGAATAACTTGATACTTTTCCTTTTAGGTATCCTTTTAATGATATTACATCAATAGTAAACGTGTCCCCAATATCTCTGTTAGCCCTGTCTAAAAATAAGAAGTCTTCAAATAATGTTCTTGTTTTAAAATTACCACCAGCAATCCATTTATCATTAAATGTTTTTAATGTTGAGTACACTTCTAATTTTGGCTGATTACCATCAACAGCACTTAAACCACCCGTAGTATTAGACTCAGTGTAATTAGGTAACTTATTTCTTAATTGATTAAAAGTATTATTTAATACCGTCTGTCTAAAAGTAATTTGGTCATCCAATAATTGTTGTACCGTTGAATTAAACGATTGTGTCGTTATTGTGTTATCTTTCAACTTTTGCGTTGCGTAAATTTTAATAATCTTAGATAACTGTTGTATATTTGATGTAGTAAAATTAATATTATTATCTATAAAGAAGTCAGTAATATATGAACCATTGTCACTATATTCCAAACCATCTATAGTTGAGAACCCAACATATGTTCTAAGAGTATTCCATTCATCTGAATTATTAAGTTGACTATTAACCAAAGTGATACCTGAACCATCACCAGGTAATGTTCCTTGAACGTAATTACCATAGTCTATCGGCTGAGTTACAGTAGGTGGTGAAACAAAGGAACCAAAAATTCTTTGGTTAAATTCACCAACATTACCTAATTTCAAAACAACATCGTAATTCAAGAAATCCTTCATGAAGTTTACAGTATTATCCATTTGTAATGATGCCAAGTTAAAACTATCTTTATCTGAACTACTTGTTTTAGTAAAATCACCAGCAAATCCAAAAATTTCAGACAACACTGACTGTATATTTCTATATCTTCTATCTGTTGCATTTGCAACATTAAAAAACGTAGAAGTACTAGTTTCACCATCCATGATTGGTACAGAATCATTGAGTGGTTTACAGAAATTTAAAAATTCGGTTTCAAACTTATCTAATATTTCTTTATCAAAAATAGAGAATAACTCCTCTATACTTGAGTATTGTACATCCGATTCAATACTAAACGCGTCTTGGATTAATGAATCTCCTGTAAAAATTTGTTTCAAATACTGAGTAGGTGTTGGTTTTGTAACTAAATCATTATTAAAGAATCCATAGTTCGGTGATAACCATAATGTTCTAACAGTACCATTATAAACAGATGTATTACCTGTCATTTCGGTAACCATCTTGTTGTTATTATTACTACACTCAAACTTAGACTGATTAAAAGGTAAGAATCCACAGGATGGTAGTAAGAAAAAGTCTTTATTCTCTATAGGTGTCCCTATCCTTTCTTCATTAGTTCTTAAATCCATGTATTGGAAAAAGTTGTTAAGATATAAACCCCTATTAGGATTACCAACAATATTACCTGTATTGAATACAATCTGAGACTCATTTAAATTTCCAACATACATTTTTTTATCATACGCCTGTTGCCAATCGTTTGATGTATACCCTGTTAAGACTTCTCTCTCAGTAAAGAAATAATAACTATCATTAATCAATTTTGGATATAAACCAACATTCATTACTGATAAATCTGTTGGTGTGGGTATCGACAACGTAGTATTAAATTGTTGTGTTACTTGAGTAGTATTACCACTATAATCCCTGATATCGTATGTCGTAGTTGAAGAACTATTTACAGGGTCATAACCACCAGCATAGTTATAATCCGTCCATACGTTATCGAGAATATCAACATTATCTTCAATATGTCTTTTGTAACGATGCCATATTGAACCGTATTTTAATATCCACGAATATGGAACTCTGTGAATCGCTGAGAACTTACTCATTACTGACCACACATAGTCTAACTCAGTTTCAACATCATCATCATTAAATGATTTATATTTTTCTCTAAGTGTTGCTAATGGTAGTGAATTTACTAACAGATATCCTAACGATGTGAATGACACATCACTTCCGTCCACTCTTTGTCTTAATAAATCCGCAGATTCACTAATTGCGTTTGCAAAATACGGTGTATTAAGTAGGGATGTTGTTTGTGTAGGTGTTATACCCGATGTCCCATACTCATTACCATAATTTAAGTAAGACTCGGTAATCCATAAATTTTCAATATTTTTATTTTCATAAAATTCTTTGGCACCTTGTCTTGTTATTTGATTCAATCCTTGTGGTGATGAACCCGCCTGGCTAAAGTTTTCAAAATTTAAAACATTTTGTGTTGACCCCTCTCCTGTATTTCCTCTCCAATATGTTGAGGTGAATAAAGTTTTATCATAGGTATTGTCTTCTATTCTAAATGATGAAATTGTTTTCTTGTTTTCATTAAACACCAACGTTTTTGTTGTGTTGTTAGAATCATTAGTAGAATTTATATTAGTACCATTAGCTAAGTTACTTTTACTCCATACTAAATCAGTAAAAGGGTAAACATCATAAGTTGTAAATTCATTAGATGTTGTCTTTTTTAAGTATTCTTCAATATTTTCTGTAGATGTAGAACCATTAGTCACTTCAGGACTATTCTCAAATATAGATACATCATATAATTGATTAGGGTTTTCAACATAATTTTTAATATATGGTGTTACAAAATTACCCTGTGAATATTGTGTCCATAATTCACCCTCACCATTTAAAGATTGTACTCGTAATTCATTTAAGAATGTTGGGTATGTAAAAGCAAAGTTCTTTAACTTAATAGTTAATGAAGTACTTTTCTTAACCGCTTCAGATATATTATGATATTCAAAGTCTCCTAATAAATCATATATTTCGTCACTATTACTTGAAGGTCTAAATAATTTAGTGTAGTTAGATGATAGTATAGACCTTTCTAAAATTTCATATAGGAAATTTGTTTCAGTTAAATTCTCATATGGTTCAACATTATTTGGAAATTCAATAGCACTAACACCTATATACTCATTTTCAGTTTGAGGATTTGACAAACCTGTTGGACTTTGTTGTATTTCTTTCTGCACACTACCCTTTAAGTATTCTTCCACGAATTGTATCTCGGGCCATACATCATATAGATAACCCTTTGTTTTAGTTAATGACTGTGGGTCACCAGGATATTTTATGACATAATTTGAGTTACCGTTTTGGTCTATTTCAGTTTCAAAATATTGAGGCCATGGATAAACAATACTATCCTCAGATAATTTACCATCTACAGTCACTTTTTGTAAGGAATCCTTTGCGTCTGTTCCAAAACTTTTTTCAGGGTCAATAATTGATGTTAATCTTATTGGATTCGCTTTTTGGTCATATGCTTTGGTGTGTGTTTCATCCATCAATCTTAAAAACGCGTCCGCATTTGCACAGATAACACCAATAGTATTTCTTATTGTCGGATTAAATCCTAACCCACCCTCCGAAGCTGGTCTCGTTATTTTTCTCGCTAAAGTACGTGATAGACTTGTTTCAATATTTTGTGAGTTTTTATTGAAAATTCTTTCCATCTTATCTAATAAACTTAAGAAAGAATTCACAGGGAAGTTAGAATCATCAAATGAATTACCAAACACATAGTATGGTTGTTCTTCTGTAACAATATTTCCATTAACTAAAACTTGTACTTGCAGATTTAGTTCAGCTTGTAGTCCTAACTTAAACTCACTAAGACTTTCAACAGTAGGTTGAGCATTGTTTCTAAGAATATATGTGTTTGTGTAGTCAACTTTATTTTTATCAATAGTCTTTTTAATTGTTTTGACATCTATTAAAAAGTTTATTTGACTATTAATAGTTTCCTTTTTTCCATTATCAGGGTTTTCAATAGTGTAACTACCGTTTAAACCAAAGGTGGCATTACTTTCGAGTTTTTCTTTATATTTTTTTATAATCTCTTCTAACTTTATGTTAGCACTCTGAGTTTTTTGTGTGTTATCTCGTATACCACTCTGTAGTGGATAATACACATATCCATTACCTTTATCTTTTGATTCTACAATAGGTAAGGAACCATCAATGTAATCATTGTAAAATGAACCACTAACACTTGAAAATATTTCCTTTCTAAATTTACTAAGGTCTTCTCTATATTTTTGTATATCATTTAATACCTCTAACTCCTGAGGTCCAAATTGTTCGTTGATATATCTCTCTAACGATTCTATTCTATATACAAATTCACTAAGTGTTAGTTCTTCGAAATTTTCATCTAATAAACCTTTGGCTTTGTATTGACTGTAAACCTCCCCTAATACTTGTCTACCTCTCGTTGTATTTTCAATAGTGACTTGTGTTGTTGAACTAACATTTCCAGCTTGTGCCTGTTCTTGTTGTGCATTAGTAGCTGTCGACCCTTCATTACTAGTTATTTGTTTACCAAACATTCTTGGTGCGGTAAATAAATGTTGGACATTAATATCTTCTAAAATTGCTGATGTTCTCCCAATAAATTCAGTGGTGATTAAATAATTACCATCTGAAGGGTCAAATCTTGCATTAAATTTCTTCAACATTAATTCATACTTAACTGCCTTACCATAGTAACCTTTTACTGTTAAATAAAATATCGGATATGGTAGTTGGAAAAATGCTGAGTATGGTGATTGCTCTCCCTGTTCAAAAAGTGTTCGGCCTTGAACATCGACCATTTCAATAGTAACCTGAGGTATGTATGCTGCATTATTTTGAATCCTAATACTCGTAATACCTAACCCTTGAGTATCCTCAGAATTTATTGTCTTTCTAACTATTTTTTGATTAGGTCGTTGTCCTACAATATATTCTTGAGTTTGGTTAGCACCTTTACCTTCTCTCGCACCTTTACCCGTTTGTTGGTCAGACCAACTTGTATCCATAGCCAATTTACCTCTCGGACTTAGGAAGTTGATTTCATGTATTCCAGGTTCACCTAAAGAAGCTACTGATGTATTAACCACAGAGTCATCTAAGTCTGAACCAACCGCTAATTTTGTTCTTGGTAATACCTTCGCCTCTAAATTTGCATAAAAGACCAAATCTTCATGGTCTACTAATCTTTCTTGAACTTCACCATTGGGCAGAGTGACCTTGTTTGGGTCAACCAAAATAATATTTTCGTAATCGTTTTCTACGTAAATGTTTTTACTCTGTCTGTTATCTGCCATAATAGAAGAAGTGATTGTCTAATGCTGCCTTATAATCCTGTAAAGAAGTTATCAACGGAAAAGGAATAATCAATGTTGTCGAATCAGGAATATTACTTTCCAACCCACCAAAATTAGGATTAGCCACCATTATCAACCATCCAAAGTATGGTGTGGAGTATATTTCTTGAGATATTTTATCAAGTCTACTTCTACCAACACGATAAATATATTTTTTATCTGTCGGCTTGGCTGGAATCCTTACAAATGGTACAACAGTTTGTTCTCCATTAATTAAGAAGTCTTTATATCTGTTATAATATTGCATTATTTAAGTCGTTTTTTACCATTAAAGGTTGTTTTATCACCTGTATTTACTTGCTCATATAAAGTAATTAAATCATCAGATAGTGAACTACTTGTAATTTTAGAGAAGGTAAAAGTTCTTGCCTTGTCCTGATTATATGGTAAGTATTGTGAGTACTTATCATTAAAATATTCATTTTTAAACGAATCAAAAGCCTTAACAGACTCAACATATGCCGATTCATAGTAAAGTTGTAACTCATCTAAAATTTCATTCAACTCTTTTGAGAATCTTTCTTTTTGTCTATTGTTCTTAAAGGTCATCCCATTGATGAGTTTATTAAAAACTTTGTTTTTATCGTCTTTTATATCCTTACCTAATAAAGTAAATAAACTTACCTCAGCCGGTGAGTTAATTCTTTTTTCTTTACTAGTTCTAACTAACGCACTCTTTTTCTTAAGAGTAGTATTATCAGGATATACGCTATAAGTAAAATTATCATTCCATTCATTACTAAAAGTCGTAATCAAATAATACGATTCTAACTTGGTGTATAGTTCCCTCATATCAGAACCTATAACAGAAAAGTCATTAGATAATTCTTCCAAAGTATCTAATGGAGTACCAGGTGATGAAACATCAACATCTGAAGTACCTGAAACACTAAATATCACAGTACTACCTTGTTTTGTTTGATATCCATCACTACCAGTATTAGAACCAGCAGATTGTGTTACAACATAATTTAATTTGTCTATATCAAAAATTAAGGTAGTTTCATCAGAAGACAATCGTTGTAGGTTAGTTTCCATATTAAGAACATACTCGTTCTTTTTTTCTTCCATTAAACTTTTAATTGAATTTTTGTAACTATCAATTAGAGAATTCTTAAATAAACCAAAATTACCATAATCAATTAAAGGACAGGTTCCACTATCAACAGTGGTCACACAGAAATTATAAGTACTATCAACATTGTCTTGGAGGTAAGCACTCTTACCAAACATATTGGTATCAACACCGTTTACCGTTCCATCACTATAATCTCTTAAGTTTACAAATAACTTTAATCCACCATATAAGTAGGTATTATTAATCTCCTCAAGTGAAGACAATACCGATTCCGCATATGATTTATTATGAGTGGTAATATCCTTCATAATACCCTTATAATCAGAAGTACCTGATATTGCACCTGTTTCAGCAACATTTTGTTGAGTTAAAATATTACCAATAGATACACCACCCAATCTTTGATTTTCTTCAGTCTGTCTTGGGTCCGTATTACCATTTTCTAATTGTATAGATTCTAATATCTGAGCATCGAACTGTGATGCTGAAACATCGGTAACATCTGCCCTATCATCATACATCTCAGTATTTGCATAATAATTAAATGACAACGCATTTTGTAATTTAGCCACAGGTTCTTTCAACCCTTCACCACCAATAAAATTAAATGATAAACTAACATCCGCAATCATCGGTTGTACACCAATACCTTCAGGATTCATATCCAACATTAAAGGCTCATATCTGATATTTAATGAGTTGATAACAATCTTTGAGTGGTAAAAATCACCAATTCGTAATACACAAACAGGTGGGGCACCAAATGCGGTGTTAAAGGCATCATTATAGACTCTCGTAACTCGACCTGTAGAATCTTTTTGAATTGTAGGTATAGTATCACCAGGTCTCATACATTGTTGAAGGAATGTCAATCTTGAATTTAATCCTTCAGGTGTTATAGAGTGAAATACGGGTTGGAAGTATTTAAATTTCTCTTTAATACTTTCATAAACCGCAGGTGAGTCTTGTTGTACCATATCAAAATAGTTACACTCACTTAAGGTTCTTCTTAAAACTCTTTTGGCAATATCTTGTCTAACTCTTGATTCTTGTGTTTCAACAGTATTTGTAGTTCTGATATTACTAGTTTCTTGAGTAACACCATTACTATCTGTTGTTGGTTCTGCCGGTTCTTCTGTTTTGGTTGAAGTTTCAGGAACTATCTCATTATCCATTCTTATTCTCACCCTTCTACAAGCCATCGCCCCTTGTGAAAACTCAGCATCAGTACCTGTAGAAGGAACGGTAGTACAATCTACAGTGTTACCATTTACATCCGAAACCGTACCTTGTTCTCCTTGAGGTAACTGATTTATAGTTAATTTTTTATCATCTATATAATTTCCAATTTTACCACCACCCTCTATCGGTATTTCTCTCAACCAATTTATAACCGATGATATTCTTCGTTGTGATAATTTTTTATTATATTCATCACTAGCCACAGGTGATGCCGCCCCTAAAATACTAATATTTACACTATTACCTTGTTTTAAAGTTTCACCAAGTTTAGTAGTAAATTCTTTATTTAAATTATATGAAGATTTAATCGTTTCAAAGAATTGAACCATAGCACTCTTCTTAGTCTCATCAGGTTGGTTGTTTAATATAGTAGCTTCTCTACCAATATATGTATTATATGTACTATCATAACTAACACTTACCGTTTCATCCCAATTAGGTCTAGTTCCTGCAGGACCTGGAATGTCATTATCAAAATAAAATACAAGTTCTTCTTCCTTAAAGTTAGTTAATTTTTTATCGTCCTGTTTTGGCTTTTCTGTTTGTATTTGAGGCGGTATTTCCCTAACCTCAGTTTTGTAATCCTCGACTGAGGTAATTTTATTTACAATCTCGTATATATCAGACAATGAGAACTGCGGGTATTTCGCAACTAAATCGTATATGTCATAATTTAAACATCCCGCAATGAATGAATCCACAATAGCATTTACAGCTTCACCGTTCTGACCTTTTAATTCTTTGTCAATCAATAAGTTCATTATTGAAGGGTGGTCAACCACAATCTTCCATGAAAGATTACCAACACGAGTAGTATTATTGTATGTATATACAGGTTCAGGACGACCTAAAAATTCGTTAGATGTCCACCTTGTACTCACATTTTCATCCACCCTCATATCATATGGGGGGAACCACATAATACGACCACCGTTAGGTCCTTTTTCACAATTTGCCAAATCATCGTAAGTATAACCAGGTCTGTTTGCCGTTCTCCAAGCCAAGTTCTCAATAGAGAACATATACTTTTTAGGTCCGCTAGATGAGTAATCATTACCTAACATGTTAGAGGAGTCTTCACCCCTCATTGGTGCAATATTTAAATTGTATGTATTATCTAAAACAGAATAAGTGAACTTCCTAATGTTTCCACTTTTCTTTTGTAGGTCACCCATATTGTAAAATGGCGTATCTTTTGTAAACACACGACAAAACTCATAACCTTCAGTGTAGTTATTTTCACTTGAATATCTTACAACTCTTGAACCTTTACTTAAAATCTTATATCCGTCAGAGAATTTTTTACTTACCTGATTTATGGCATTTCCCGCATGTTCTAATTTCTTATCACTACCATCGGCAGCATCAATAAGTTTTTGTGTATTGTCTAATATTGAACCTGCTTTGTATTGGTAGATTGAATTATTACTCGTTTTAGAACCGAAAGTACTCTTAGTTGCAGTCCAAGAACTATCTGTCGGTTGTGAAGGGTTGTCATTTGTTGGACCAGGTCTTTTACCATATTGACCTTCACTCGAATCACTTGACCATACAAAACCACCTGTTATACCACCTGTATCGTAAGTTGATGTAGTGTTTAAACCAAACTGAAAATCATTTTCAGGACCTTCATATTCTTTACCTAATGCACCGTAACCAAATACAGGTGATTGCGTCGCATAACCATATTTGTCAACTGGCATCGCATCCGCAGGGAATACAATATCCGTAGGTTCAGAAGTCCTTTTACCTATATAATAGTTACCTGAGGGTGCACCTAAGTTGAGGTCATTTAAGAAATTTGCTCTATAATCAGGACGATAGTCATTAAACTCTAAGTTGTTGAAAAGACTTGATGATTGACCTTGTCCTGTATTGGCTAAAAATATATCTGAAGATGTTCTGTTATTTGGTAATTCTAATTTTTTTACAAATTTCGAAACTCCATTAGCACCTAACGCTTTAGCAGCACTACCAACAGCATTGATACCTACATTCACTAAACTCGTTCTTTGTACTTGTTCTAAAAAACTTCTTTTTTGTGGTAATGAAAAATAATCACCAGGTATAAAAGAGTATGGTGCAGTAACACCAGCAATTCTTGAAATAAAATCTAATCCTTTACCTATAATCGAATCGGGTTGTGAAATATTCCAATTTGGTTCAATAAGTGGTACTCTACCAGCAGCTATACCTAAAGCTCGGAACGGGTCATTCGCGGCATCAATAACATTTGCTCGTCCTAATGTTTGTTGATATACATTCCCATCACGTCTTGTTTTCCAATCTCTTTGTAATAACTTAGCACCTATTTGCATTAAGTCAGAATCTTCGGTCAATCTACCATCAGAACCTTGTGGGTCATCAGATATTAATATCTGATATGGTGAGTATAGTGATGAAATAAATTTGTAGTAAGTATCTCTTTGTTGAATTGGGTCTCTTTGATATTCTATAGGACTACCAGCAACTAAATTTAGAGGTATAATATTAGTTTTAACAACATCTTGAATATCTATCTCATCATCCCAACCTGCTTGTGGACCAAACTCATTTTTAATAAAAGAATCTTTTTGTGAATCTGCAGTTGTTTTTGAAGGTTCAGAAGCGTAGTAATCGTATTCACCTAAATTAGATTGTGTACCATTATCTTCATTTATATCAACAACGTCCCCATAACTTGAATTTGTATTTTCAGGACCGTAGGCATTTTTAACATATAATAACTTTTCTTGGTCATCACCAATGTCAACCAATGAAGGACTATCAATAACCGCCAAATCATCAATATTCAAATCACCTATGGCCGGTTTTGATTTTGGTGAAAAAGCACCAGGATAGTTATAAGGTGGTAAGTTCCTTACAAGTAACTTTTTTCTAAAGTTTTCAGTTGAATTAAATGATAATGGACTACTCATCTATTCTTTTATTAGATAAATAGATTGTTGATTGATTTTTTATACATAACCAGGTGTTGAATTACCTAAAGGTGAACTCAGTCGGTCTATTAACTGTTTTCTAACCGCCGCGGTAAATTCAGGACTCTTCATCATTCTTTCAAATTCTTGATTATTCACACCTGTAACATTTAAATCCATCCTAAAAGTTCCTCCGACATTAACATTTTGTTCCGTAACACCTCGAGAACTATTACGTGTTAGATTAGTACCAACAACAACCTCATCCATCCTATCTAAACTAAACGTATCTTTACCCGCTTTAATAACCTGTGCACTTCCTGGTGAAAAATAACCATCATTCATACCCTGATAATTATTACTACTAATTGCAGTTATAAGGTCCTGAATAGTGGTGTTTAGTGCATTAGCAGATACCGTCAAAGTACCTAACCCGTCTGAAAATTGGTTCATTTCTTCAGTTACAACCGAGGTACCTTCAGGTACTTCAGGGTCAATCCTTGATAATGATTCACTAATATTATTAGGTAACTCATCAAACAATTTTTCCATCTCATCTTGAAATGATTCAAAGGTTGTTTTCAAACTATTACCTAACTCATCTGAACCTGTGACAAAATCCGTAACTGTTTTGGTAAATTCAGATTTTTGTACAAACGCCTCAATAGTTTGTGTTGTTTGTTCTCCAGTTGCATCCGCAACAGCTCTCATTAAACTTTCTAAATCTTCACCTCTAGAACCTGGTTCTCCTGATGCATATCCACCAGCCAAGATACCTGATGTTTGTATTTTTGATAATGCAACTAATTGTTTTTCTTGTATACTAAGTTGTTTTTCAGCAATCTGTCGTTCACTTAATGAAGCAGTATCTCTAGCCTTTTCCAAAGCTTTGAATTCTTCAGAACTTTTATCTTGTAGAACAGACAAATCTGTAATTGGTTTTTTCAAGTCTGGTAGATTTAAACTTATCTGACCATCAGGACCTATTTCAGCTAAATTAGCAACTAATTGTTTAGTATCTTTATCAAGACCTGTGAAATCTAATGATTCCATGACTTTTTGTTCCTTAGCAGCCTTAACTGCAGTATTGGCTAAATCTTCATAAGTCATACCAAGAGCATCCGCCTGAGCACGTAACCTTCTCATTTCAACACCAGTAATCTTAAACTCACCAGTTTCTTCGTTGAACATTACTGCCGATTTTGCAGTATCTACAATGGCATTTTGAAGACCTTCCATGTCATTCTCAGCCATATACATCAACTTAAATGGGTCTGCTAAATCACCAACAGCACCACCTAGTATTTGCATTTCCGCAGCCAAATCAATCGCCTTCTCAGGACTTAACAAATCCGCAGCTAATTTTGTGATAGAACTAAAATCCATACGAAGAGCTTGAGCTCTTGCAACCATTCTACCTAACCCTTCAACACCATTTTGAAATCCATACGCATTAACAAGTTTAAGATTTTCACCTGTTGTTTTTAAGAATTGACTAACGTTTAGACCATAACTTCTAGCAACTTGAGTCAACTGTTGTGTTTTTTCAATAGCAGCATCTGTTCCTTGACCTAAATCTTGAAACCCTGTAACCATTGAACCTATTTCTTCCGCTGTTAAATTTGTTGTCCTTTGTAATGTTACTAAACTTTCTAACTGTTCTGATGTAAGATAGTTATTTCTTTGTAATGATTGTGATATCGATTTATAAATGTTTACATTGTCCTCTAAAGTTGCACCAATTTCAACAGTACTCTTAAATGATTCAACTAAACTTTTTTGTATACTTCTAGAAGCATCACCCACTTGACCAAAAACAGTTCTCGCAACTTGTTTAGCCTGATTTTCAACGGTTTTTAAACCTTCAATAAATTGTTGTGGTTTAACTGCATTTAATGCAGCTTCACTCGCATTTTTAATAAAATTACCATCACCACCTGGTGTTGCGAAAGGACCTGTACCTGCATTAGAGTTATCTTGAAAAAACATTTTGTGTTATTTTACAATAAATAGATTCTTATTTATTTTTTTGTTTTTCATATATTTCCTGTTGTTTATCAAAATCTTCAACTATTTTATTTATAAAATATTTTCGTTCAAATACAGGCATATATAACATATCACGATAACTAAAGTTAACGTGTTTAGCTAAAAAATAAAATTCATCTAATTGTAATTTTTTATAATCAGAAGAAAGGTCGAAAAAACTCCGCCCCGAAAGTGACATTGATACTCACTTTTTCTCCTGACGGGGCTAAAATTTCACGTCTTAAGTCAAGACGAGGTTCTGCCAATCTTAATTGTTGTCTGATGTACTTAGCATCTGAAATTGGCATTTGTGTAATAAACACAGATATATTTTGTTTATTTTCATCACTGTCTAAGGTTACAATTTGTTTTTCCAATCTTTTTGTAGCAACAGGAGCCACCATACCTTCAGGGTAAGTGTTTTGTATTCTATCTATTTCTTCTTGTTCACCAATATTTAATAATTTACATTGAACAACTTTTCCTGAAGAAGGTAGTTTTAATTCAAATAAACCATTTTCATTAGGTTGTAATTCGGGTGTTATAAAATTAATTTCATCTAACTGAATTTCAGTCTCAAAATCTTTTTTAGTTATTGGGTCAATCGTCTGTATTCTATACCCCGTACCAAACGCAGTATTTCTTAAGAATAATAATATTGCCTGAACATCACCATCTAATAATTCTTCAACATTAAAGTTTGGTTCGTATATCTTTTGTTTCAACAAAGTTTTTATCAAACCTTCACTTTGTATCATATTAGGTGACATCAAAATATTTTCATCATTAGCAGTAAGATATCCCACTTTTATTGATGATTTTTTGTTTTTATAAAATTTACCACCTGAAGGAAGCTTCACCACATCGTGTGGTAAGTTCATGTTCATTTGTCCGTATTGTTCTGCTGTATTCATATATTTTTAAATAAAAAAAACCATAGGGTTGCCCCTATGGTTAAATATATGACATTTATTTTTTTCGTAAATACTATATTAGTAAACCAAAATACATCTATCAGGACGAAGAGTTGCCGTGATTGTTGCCAACCCATCATCACTATATCCTAATGAATCGAAGTTTACATCTGTTAAGAATGTACCTTGTAAAATCCATTTTTCAACAGCAACACCTGTAGGGTCTAACATTTCAAGGTCAATATCTTTCTTATAACCTGCAGCGTATCCCATACGTCCTGTTACAGACTCAGAGTGAAGACGTACCCACTCCATAAGTGCTTGTGATGCTGAAGGACCGATTGGGTCACGGAATGTCACATTAATAGTGTTCCAGTTAAATCGTCCTGCAACGAATGTTGATGTGTTCAAAAATGGAATCTCAGTTGCTCCAATAGTCACTTGTGGTCGTGAAGTAGATTCAACGTACCAAGAGTTGATACCCAACGATGAAGGGAAAGTAAGGACGAATCGATTCTTTCTTTTTGGTTCATACGGTGTGGGCATTTTCATTAATAAATCAGCCATAGTATTTTGGTTTTAATTTGTTTCTTTTATTTTCTTATAAATATTATGAGTTTGAAAAAATTTTTCTATTTACTTTATTTTAGAAATCAATTACTCATAGAATGAGCCCAGATTTACTGAAATACTTTAAACTTCCTGTTTTTCTCCTCCTTTTGTTAAATAAGTTTTAACTAGTTTATCTTTATCTTCTTTATCTAGAATATCTTTAATCTTCTCGATATTACCTGCATCATCATCTGAAAATCCGATATTAGGTACAAAATTGTTTTTTATATCATTTTTAAAGTAAGCAGATTTTTCACCTAACTCCTTTGCCATATTTTTGACGTAAGATAGGAAGTTTCTTAAAGCAACGATTTTCCCCTCTTCAGGATTAGCAGCACTACCCTCACCATAAGTAACAGGGTGGAACTTAGCCAAATCTAAATAAAAGTCAATCATCTCTTTGTCACTCATTTTTCTTTCATCAAAATATTCACGGTATTTTTTTAGGTTATTTAATAGTTCGTTTCTACTAATACCATTGTGGTCGGTCACAATCATATTATAAACCGCCTCACGAAGGGTGTTAGGGTTGTGTCCCCTCGCAGTGATTATTGAAAAAATCGACCCCCCATTTATTGCCTCAACAAAATCATCCCATGAAGGACCTGGTTTTGCCATCATAGCATCGATGATAAATGCCTTATCCCCCTGAACACCAAAATTACGGTAAGGGTTTTCTGCATAGTTTACAATTCTTTTGTTTTTATAGTCGAAAGGTTCTTTACCTATAATCTCTCTATACTCGGCAAAGTCTTCAGTACTCATACCAACCTCATCACCATTTTCATCCATCAAAATAATTTGTGTCGGCATTGTAACTATATTATCATCCCAGTCAAAAGCATAGTACTTTAAATCAGGTTCACCCGCTTCATCGAAACCTTCTCTTAATTGTTTCTCTTCAGCATATTCTTTAATAATCTTACGTAAATTCATTATTTTTCTTTAGAAACTTTATTAATTAATCTTTCTAATTGTTCTTCTGAAATAACAATATTTTGTGGTTTTTCAGAAAAAGTTTTCTTATCAGAATTGTCGATGTTTAACGCTTCGTTTAGATATTTCTTTTTAAATTCCATTATTGTCTTTTTTTAAGGCTATAAAGGGGGGAACTTTCGAACCCCCCTTCTTTTATTAATTATCTATATTAGATATTTTCGAATGACGCTCCTGTAGGAGTAATCAAGAATTCAATATCGATGAATTCAAGAGCTCTTGTTGGTTTTAGATAAATCTTACCTGTTAAAGTATTTGAATCTAAATCCTCAGGAGTGTTTGATACAGTCACACGGAAGTCAATTAAACCTCTATCTCTACGGATTGAATCCAAGATTGGGTTAACAGAATCCAAGAACTGTTGTCTTACTTTCTCATCATTTTGTTCGAATAACAATCTAACCGCAACTGCTGAAATCAACTTACGAGCTTGTAGTAACAATCTTCTTACATTTATTCTGTCAAGTGCAGATTCTTTAATTTGTAGAGTTTTGTTACCCCAAATAACTGTACCTACATCAGAGAATGTTGCGATTGGGTTAATTCTACCTTTGTATAGAGTATCTCTATCGTCCTGAGTTAACTTCTTACGTGCCTTCACTGAGTTTACAATACCTCTTGTGTAACCCGCTGATGCGAACCATGGGAAAGCAATATTATCAGTCAATGCTAAATTTCTCACAACCTCACCTGTTGGTGGTAAGTAGATTTGAGTGTTATTGTTAGTATCTCTCGTCAAAATCCATGGGTAGTAAGTTGCACTATAGTTAGAATCAATTCCTGAATCTTCTAATAAGTCAACCAACTCTTCAGGGTATATAAACTGAGTTTCAAAATCCGCAGTGTTTGGTGAGAACATATCATAGTCAGGTGCTGTTAAGACATAGATTGAATCAGCTCTATCTGTTTCAACCATCTCAATAGCATCATTCACTAACGATGCGTTGTTAACAAAATCAATACCTGGAGTTGTAAACACGTTAATGTTTACAGATTCAGGGTTATTGAATGTTGTTTGACCCCACAAGTATGCGTAGTAGTCAGTATTCGCCCATTGTTCTTGGTTTGGACCTGTTATTGGTTTAAAGTAACCCCATCCTGTTGAATCAGGATATGTAATTGAAGTTGAACTGTTACCAGCTAAGAATCCTGTATTACCAAGTGAGAATGTATTACCGTTTGTACGGTACTCTCTATAAATGTCCCATCCATCAAAACCACCTTGAGCTAATAGAGTGAATTTTCTTGACGCTAATGAGTAGTATGCGTTTGTACTATTATTAGGGTCAGATTGGAATGAAGTTACACCGACATCAAATGCTGATGTTCCTGATGAAGTATATCCACCTGAAATTGTAACAACAGTTGCACCTGAGTCCATGTGGAAACCTTTTGTTAGTACTGGCCAATCTGTACCATTACCATCAGAAGTTGTTGGAACTTGTTTACCTTTATATTCGAAGAAGTCTCCGTCAACACCTACAGTTGAAGAGAAACCTAAGTAAGTTTTTCTAACTCTGTCTCCCGCACTTCTTACTATGTTATCCGCCCCTGAAGAAGCTCCAAATGGTGGGTTATAAACAATCTCACCAGGTGTGTAGTATTTAGTTTTGAACACAGGGAATGGATTTTTAACTCCTGAGTATTCTCTGAAGTTATACCCTTCAAATCCACAAGGAAGTGCATCGTCAGGATGGTCTTCATCCATTTCAACCATAATATATTTAGACTTCAACTCATATTCACCGTTTGATGTACCTACTCTTTGAGCCACATATGAATTTTGTGTTGAGTTCATCGTACAATTCGTGAATTTTTCTAAAACTACAACGTTATCGTCAGTATCGAAGAAGTCACGAACGATGATATCAAAGGTACCATTACTGAACTGCATGTTAGCAATCGAAACTTTTACTTGTCTGTTTGCTGAACTACCATCAGAAATTAATACGAATTTGAATAGTCTATAAACAGTGTTACCACGTAATTCAGAAACAACATATGGTGTTGTTGGTGTCTGATAAGTATTCAAATACCAACCAATAGATGTCGTATCTAAACCTCTTGCCTCAGGTAAAGCTGTTAATGAAGAATTTAATCCTCTAATATATCCATTGTTGTATGAGTCGTTTAATGTTGTTTGGAAAACTTCCTCTAAGAATACAGGTACTTCATTTCTTGGTTTAGAGAAGTTACCCTTACCAAATACTTTACTAATGTAGTTTGTATCTGAAGAATCAAATGATGTATTGAATGTAAATGTTTCATCATCACTAGTGACACCTGATACTCTAAATGTTGCTTTTGGATTTGTTGATACTCCTGAGAATGCTCCTGAAGTTACTAATGTTACATCACTAGTTCCTGTTACAGTGTAAACAGGACCGCCTGAAGAATCTGTAGTCACACCTCTTGAACGAAGAGTCGCAACAACTACATCATCATAATCAGTATAAGATGTACCTGAATAATCACTATAGTAAACTTCCATAGTTCCTGAGAATGCTCCACTACCTAAATCTTCTAATGTGTCAAGTGCCGCACCAAAACCAAAACCATCATATGCACCACTGTTATTATCAAATAAAGAGTAATACCATGGGTCATCATTTGGACTTGTAAAATCTGCCACGTCTTCAGTGATACCTGAAACTCCAAATGTTTCAGTATATGCTGAATAGTTAGCATTTACACCTGTTACCGAATTAAATGTACTAGCACTTACAGTACCCCAGAAATATGCGGTACCACCTGATGCTCCAGTATCTAATAATGAAGGTAGGATATATCCTTGGAAATCTTCGTTAAGTGAAGATTCACCACCATTAAATGTTGTATATGGTAATGAGAATTTAGAACTTAATTTAGCAGGTATTGTTGTTATGTTTACTGTTCCACCTGTATTACCTGAGAACTCAAGAGTCTGAGGACCCGTTGTTCCTGTGATACCAACTGTTGATGTATCAACATTTGCTACAGTAGTAATAGACCAAGATGGACCAGCATCATAACCGTTTAAACCTAATACTCTCGTTACGAAAAGTTGATTAGATTGTTGTAAATATGCCTTAGCGATATACGCCGCTTCATATTTAGGTATCTGTGTGTTGACGAATTTCTGAGGTGTTGTACCACCGAAATACGACAAGAATTCATCATAGTTAGTGATGAAAATAGGTTCAAAAGCTGGACCTTGTTGAGTTTCCCCAACGATTCCAAGTGTAGTTACACCGACACTCTGAGCTACGAAACTTAAATCTCTTTCA